CGAGATATGGGAGATGTTCTTGAGGATGTTTTACGAGATATAGGAACAGATGTTCTTAAGACGTTGTATGAAGAAACAATTACAAAACCATTACAAGATGTATTGATGAAATCTTTAACGGAGATGATGGATCCACTAACGGATATGCTTTCTAATCTTCTTACTGGCATTGTGGGTGGAGCTACAAAAGGAATAGGAGCAATGATTGGTGGACTTTTTATGGGAGAAAAAGGATTAGTTCTTAAGAACGGTAAAATTACAGCTTTTGGCAAAGGAGATGTTATAAATAGACCTACTATATTCCCTATGGCAAACGGAATGGGATTTATGGCTGAGAAAGAACCAGAAGCTGTTATACCGTTAGCAAGAGATGAGAGTGGGAGGCTCGGTGTTCGTGCAGAAGGAGGAGCGGCTCCAATTATTATTAAAATGTATAACGTTCTTGATAAATCACTTTTTGAAGATTATCTTTCAACTGGAGCCGGAGAAAGATCTGTTATGAATATTATAAGACGTAATCGAGAAGAGTTAATGGAGGTGACTTTGTAATGGCTTACGAAACAGGAACAATAAGTTCAAACGGTTATATTGGCGTTCTCGAGGCGTTAAGAGATTTTGTTACGAGAGCTAATACAATATCTTCAGTCTCAGATCCTACTCCTGCGAATACTGGAGGAGGGGATGTGACTGGAGTGTCTGCAGAAGATGATGCTCCTACAGAAACTTGGACACTAACTTGCACAACAGGAGGAGCAACAGGAATATTCTTCGTTGTTGGTTCTGTAAGTGGAGCACAAGCAAACGCAACTGTTGGAACTCCATACGATAATGGAATCGTTGCTTTTACTATCAATGATGGCACTCCTGATTTTATTATAGGAGATGATTTTGAGTTTACTGTAACTAAAGTAATGGGAGATGAAAAATGGACAGTAAAAAGAGATGTAGATTCAGGAGGAGATAAAGAATTAATCTTAATGGCTCCAGGAAGTGAAGGTAGTGTTGAAGACGAATATTATGTAGGGATAAAAACTGCTCACGGAGATTATTTGGGGGATCCTTATTATATTTGGATGTTGAATGGATTTACAGGTTATAACGCACAACAGACTTTTTACGAGCAGGCAGGCTCAATATCTACAAATTGGCAAGATCTTCCGTTATCTCTACTCGATATTACAGCTTGTCAATATTGGTTTGTAGCTAATGGTCGTAGAGTGGCTGGATGTATAAAAGTAGGAACAACTTATTCTCCATTCTATTTAGGACTTCTTCTTCCGTATGGAACTCCTAATACTCTTCCTTATCCGTTAGTTATAGGAGGTTCAGCAGCTTATTATAGTGATGCTTATTTAGCTGCTTCTTGTATTTGGTATAATCATAGAGGCTTTATTGATCCTTATGCAGCAACTGATGATTATGATGCTAAGAGTTCATTAAAATTGCTTCACGGTGTATGGCTTTCATTCAGTAATCACAGTTCGAATGATAATAGAATTGCACAATCTTCTGTTCGAAGAGCAAATAATGTCTGGCCGGGAGTATATTCAAAATATGCTTATAATCCTTATTGGCCGAATGAATTAAAATGGTCGTGTGAAAGAAATATAGATGACACTTATTCTTTGTTTCCGCTTATCTTAATGGCTTCGTTACCATATAAAAATGTTTTTGGAGAATTAGATGGAGTCTTTACAGTATGGGGTGATAGAGCTATTACTGAAGATGATATAATTTTCGAAAGTAAAATCTATAAGGTTTTTCAAAATTGTCTTCGCACTTATCCTCAGAATTTCTGGGCTCTGCGTTTAGAATAGATTGGAGTAAAAATGATTTATCAAAGTGGAACATATAGTTCTATGCACGATCTATTAGGAACGATAAAAACTTTTTTGCAGACTAATGGATGGACGATAAATAAATGGGAATTAGATCAACAAGGTTATCAGAGTTATACTGGATTAGATTATACAGGAGCAATGCGTCTTCACATACAGAAAACGGCAAGTGATAGTTCAGTAATGTATTTTAATTTCAAATCTGTAAAACGAGGAATAATTTTTGGTGATCATCTTGCTCAAACTTCTCAAATAAATGGCCGTTATTATTCTGAGATTAGAGGTATAGGAATAAATGGTTCTACAGGATACAATGCTGGAGAAGATTGGGATGAACAACCAGGATATCCAGTGTCTAAAGGAACTTCTAAAAGTATTGGAGCTTGTATAACAGAGCTTCCTGGAAGTAGTGGAACTTATAGTTATTATATTTTTCATTCTACAGACGCTTGTGTAATTGTGGTACAGATCGGTGATAATCGTTTTGTATATTTAGCTTTTGGACTTTTGAAAAAATCAGGTGTCTATACTGGAGGTCAGTTCTATGCTGGTTCGTCAGAATCATATCAACCGAGTTATCGATATTGGTATGAATCTACCAATAGACGAGATCCTTGGAGAGCTGCTTTTTTAGGTAATATAGTAGATGGTTATTCTTATAAAATTTCGACGCTTGCAGTTTATTTGAATGTAGATGGATCTGCTGCTTGGAGACATAATGGGAAAGAAGGAAGCGATGATAGCACTAATATAGCTAATCTCCAGACCGGAGCTCAAGTTCCTTATTCTCGTACCGATGATTCTGGTGTTTATAGGCAATATGCTATAAGTCTCAATGAATTTATTTATGACCGAAGTCCAAGTCATTTTAACAATGTATCAATCTTAGCTCCAGTTTATATATTTGTAAGGCGAGCGACAGAAAGATATACTTATATTGGGAGGCCAGAAGGAGTAAGAGTTCTAAATAGAACGCCATATACTTCTGGAGCTGAATTTTCTATTGCAAGTGATACGTGGAAAGTTTTTCCAGCTTTCGATATAGAAGATGAACTTTCTACTATTATAAATTTTAGTCCTCACGTTGGGTTTGCATTTTTGAAAACTGAAGTATAATCTAAATTTTATTTGAAGGGATAATCTTATGGGAAGTTTTGCAGATGATGTAGAAAGAAAAGTATTAGATCATATAGTTGGGAAAGCGACATTCGCCGCAGTGACCGCTTATGTCGGTTTATCTACGGCTGACCCACTTGATGATGAGAGTGGATTAGCAGAACCAGTTGCGATGGGATATGCCAGAGTTGCTACGGCTGCCGCTGATTGGAATGCCGCAGTAGAAGGGTCTCCTTCAAGTATTAGCAATGCCTTAGACATTACATTTCCAGAAGCTTCTGGTGATTGGGGAACCATAACGCATTTTGCATTGTTCAATGCTGCGACCGGAGCAGATGTTATGCTGGCACACGGAAGTCTTACGTCTTCAAAGCATATTGAATCTGGTGAGATTGCAAAGTTCGCAGGTGGAACTCCCGGTGATCTGGTTTTAACACTGGACTGAGATTTCTTAGTTCTACTTACAAATTTCCGATATATACCATCTAAAATAGATTTCTATGGCGACAAAATTTCAATACAATGAAGAAGCTCATAATTCTAACTTCCCTTTTTACAATCTTGTAAATTGGGTTGCACAGACTTTCGAGCACGATGCAGATGTAGAAATTACTTATGTTGAACTGTTATTGCATCGTTCTGGAAATGGAGGTAACGTCACTGTCTCTATAAGAGCTACAGATGTGAGTGACAAACCAACTGGAGGTGATTTGTGTGTTTCACTTCCAGTAGATTGTACTGGTATCACTACTGGAGGTGGTGGTGAATGGGTCACTTTTGCTTTTATATCTCCTTATAATTTATCTGCAAATACAAAATACGCCATTGTAGGTCGTGGCGATATGACGATAGCTAATGCAATTCGTTGGGAAAGCGATACCAGTACTCCATCTTATCCTAACGGAGAAACAGCTACAAGTAATGATTCTGGTTCTTCTTGGACACTAAGAGGCAAGGATCAAATTTTCCGTGCTTGGGGAAATCTTGGAGGAGAAGAACTTCTCGAAGGTTCTATTGCTGGACAATCTAATGTTCCAAATGCAAAACTAACAAGAGTTGATACGCAATTAGCAGGTTCTTCTGCTGGACAGTCTGTTGTATCTGGTACTCTTCGCGAATTAAGTCATCTTGCAGGTTCCTCCGCTGGACAATCTAATGTTCCAGATGCGAAGCTAACAAGATTTGATACACAATTAGCTGGTTCTTCTGCTGGACAATCTGTTGTATCTGGAGATCTCAAAGGGACACAGAAATTAGCTGGTACTACTGGAGGACAGTCTACTGTCTCTGGAACAATCTTTGAATGGAATCATCTTGTAGGAATTATATCGGCTCAATCTGGAGTCACAGGAAGTTTAACTACAAGTGAAAGATTATCTGGAACTATATCTGCTCAATCTACAGTATCTGGAAAACTGACTGTAAAACATCGGCAGATATTTTCAAAATATACTCTTGTTCCTGGTCTTGCTAATGCCAGATTAGATAATTCAAGTATAAAATATGCTCAAACTTTGCCAGTTTATTATAGACATTATATTTATAAATTAGAATTGCGGTTAAGTAGAACTAATAATCCTGGAACGCTTCATATTGAAATTAGGGAGAATGATCCAAATACTCAAGAGTATTATCCTACTGGGGATCTTATAGCTTGGACAGATTTTGATACATCCGTTATTGATCCAGAACTGGAATGGGTAACTATTTATTTAGATCATCCTGGTTTGCTCGAAGAACTTCCTGGGATGTATAATCCAAAAGAAAATGATGAAGAAAGGATTCCAAGAATCTACGGTATTATATTATCTTGTTCAGGAGCTGATGCAACTAATTATATTGAATGGCGATATGGTAATACAGAACCGATGTTAGATTGGGGACGTTATTGTTATTATGATGGAGCTGATTGGAGTAATAATTCTGCATTAGATTTCTTATTTATAGAATATGGTTATCGGGAAGACTTGACTGGGACGATTCTACCTGCGTTGCCTCAAATGATACATCCAGCTTTGACTTGTTCTATTACTATACAAGATTATGAACCAGAGGCTCCTTTTATTGGAGGGGAATATAAAACTGCAATTATAGGAGATACAACTTATGATAGTAATTTTCCTTTCCCTCTCTTTGAAATCGAATATACAGGTGCAGTAGTAAAACGATATTTAGACGATTTTTATTATAGAATTCATATCTACGAAAATCCAATAAATCTTGGTCTTATACTTACAGATTTAGAACAAGAATTTTGGGTTTGGAATGCGTTCTTTGCTTCAAAAACTTTAGAGGATATTACTATTTTGAAAGGTGATCTTAATCTTGTAGGTCAAACAGCTCCTCATACTTTTCGAAATTTAGAGGCACAAAAATATATAGCTGAGATAACAAAAGAAGGTGTGCCAGATTATAGAGCTGAAGTGTCTTTTGAATTTGAAGATCCGATAGAAGAAATAATACTTGTTATAACTGGGACAAGAGCAGTAGTTTTATTTTGGAGACCAGAAAGTAAAATCAGAGAGACGTTAGAAGGAAAAACGACAATACTAAAAGCTCACGGAGGTAAAGAACAAAGGATCAAGTTAAGACAAGCGTTAAGACAATTTTTTAGATTGCGATTTATTTTTGATACAAATAAAACAGGTACTCAATTTGATTCTATGCTTCATAGATGGCAAAAAAGACCTTGGATAATCCCTATTTGGACTGAATACGCAGTCCATTCTGGGGCTCTACTTGCAGATGCTGAAAGTATCGCTATAGATACAAGATATGCAGATTTTAGAGCAGATAGTTATGCAATGATTTGGAAATCTGCTTTAGAATATGAAACTGTCGCTGTAGAATCAGTTGATGTAGATAAATTAAATCTACAAGCTGGGATAGTAAACAGTTATACAGGGGATCAATATATTTTACCGTTAAGAGTAGGGTATATGATTTCTAAAAATATAAAACAACAATATAATTCTCCAGCTTCAATGATAGA